TCAGCTCGCCAGATCAAGCAGGTCGTCTATCAACCCACGCTCAATCTGACCGCCTGAATTCTCCTTGGTCAACTGATTGTATACCAGTGAAACCAACTTAGCCTTCTTGTCGGGGGCGAGCACCACTTTGCGTTCGGCCAGCAACTCCTCAACGGCGGCGATAGCACCCGCCAGGGCGCTGTTGTTGATTTGGTTCTCTGCTAGACGGGCCACGGGGCCATGTACAGCGGCATTGCGCGCATCACGCAGTTCCTTAGAAATGGGGCAGCCCTCGACCTCAGCGATAGCGTAACGCAGCATGGAAGCCATCCGGCTGAGCATGTCAGCCTGTGGCCCTTCAGCCTGCTGCGCCTCGGTCTCCAGCGCGGCCAGTTGTTGGCGCATCGCATCGGCCCCGGCAGACGTATTTTGGCCGGTCAGCAGCCAGTCCACCGTAACGTTTCCGGCGCGGGCGATCTTCACCAGCGTATCAGCTTTGGGCACTACGCCATGGTTCCACAGCCGGTCCCAGGTGGCGGCGGCGATGCCGTTACGCTTAGCCCATGGAAAGGGCTCGGCATTACCGACCAGCTGTGCAATCCGGTCTCGGACTCCTTCAAGTCCTTTTTCGGAGTTCATGCCGCTACCTCCGAACGACGGCTTCGCACTTCCAGTCGCCCGAATAATATAAAATAATTTATTGATATCAACGAATTAGCAAAAATCCAGGTGCAATCCGCCCCACAACAAATCCGAAATCGGAGTTTGCCGTTGATCGGCTCCGTTTTCGGAGCTATAACCATTGCCATGTCAAACGCCATTGCAATCACTGACGTCCCAAAAAACCCCGCCGTACGGCGGGTGTGGATCTGCGGCCAATTGCGCCTTCGCGGCACCAGCCTGCGTGCGCTCGCCCTCGCCGAGGGTGTCACGCATCAAGCGATGAGCGCCACCTTGGCGGCGCCCAATCAGCATCTGGAGCCGGTAATCGCCGGCGCCCTTGGCCTTTCGCCCCAACAGCTTTTCCCCGACCGGTTCGACGCGATGGGGAAACGCATAGTCAGAACACTATCGCGCCAGCGTACCACGCGCCCGAATAGGGCCAAGGTCGAAAGTGCGGGGATTAACTGACATGGCCCGCGACCGCAACGACACCACCACCCCGGACCTGTTCGACTGGACGCCGCCCGAGATCGTTCCGGCCTATCCGGCCGAGCAGGTGCGGGCGGCCACCATGCGCGGCCGCATGGCCAAGGCGGTGTCGGTGTCGTTGCGAGAGTGCGGCCTGGATCGGGTCGAGGTCGCCCAGCGCATGAGCGCCCAGTTGGGCGAGGCGGTCAGCGAGAACATGCTGGACAACTACGCCTCCGAGGCGCGGTCCGATACCGTCATCCCGATCATGCGCCTGCTCGCCCTGGTCCACGTCACCGGTGACCTGCGCCTGCTGCAGGTTCTGGCCGACCAGTTCGGCCAGGTGGTGATCGACAAGCGCTATGTTTCGATCATCCGTGCCCAACAGCTTCGCGAGAAGTCCGTCGAGCTGGCCCGTCAGGCGCGAGCCGAGGCCCGCCGCGCTGGAGCTGGACGATGAGCGACTGGCGCACCGCCTCCAAATGGGCCGCCCTGGCCAAGGCCACGGGCATCAGCAAGTCGATCATGCCGCACAGCGAGCGTGGCGTGCAGCTCAAGGCCGAGCGCGAGGGTTGGTCGTCGAAAGCGGGTGGCGGCCAAGGCGGCGGCCGCGTCTATCCGGTGTCGGCACTGCCCAAGGCATTCCGCGCCGCCATTCTTCAACACCTCTCTCAGCAGGCAGCCGCCGAGCTCCCGGCGCCTGCGTCCCCGGCCGGGGTCTTCCCCCCATCCGCCGCCCCGGCCGGGGCTCCTTCCATCATCGGCGAGACGGCGCACCTGACCAACAAGGCGCGCGACAGCATGGATGCGCGTTGCGTCATTCTGGCCTGGGTCGAGCGCCTAGTGCCGGTGGCCGGGGGCATCACCGCCGCCCGGCAGCAGGCCGAGGAAATGGCCAAGACCGGCAAGCTGCCGCCCGAGATCGCGCGGCTGGTGCCGTTGGCCAACGCCAAGGCGGGCAAGTCGGGGCGCACTGTTTCCGCCACCTCGCTCAAGCGCTGGGACCTGGACCGCCGCGCCGCCGGTGGTCAGGCCGCCGCGCTGGCGCCCAAGCTGCCCGAACCGGACATGAGCGTCCCGGCCTGGGCTCCGGCCCTGCTGGCGCTGAATCCGCAAAAGCGCTCGGTGCGCTCCATTGTCGAGGATTTGGCCAAGCCCGGCGCCCTGCCGCCGGGCGTCACCCCGCCCAGCTACGACCAGGCCAAGCGCTGGTTGGCCAAGGTCTCGACCATCGAACGCAACCGGGGCCGCATGGGGTCGAAGGAACTGAAATCGCTGCTGCCCTACGTGCGCCGCGACCTGTCGGGCCTGGACCCGCTGGACATCGTGCAATCGGACGGCCATTGCCTGGACGCCGAGGTGGTTCACCCGCGCCACGGCCGCCCGTTCCGGCCGGAAATGACCTCCATCATCGATCTGGCCACCCGTCTGTGCGTGGGCTGGTCGGCGGGCTTGGCGGAAAACGCCCTGGGTGTCACCGAGGCCATCGTCTACATGGTCACCCGCTGGGGCATCCCGGCCGTGTGGTACGTGGACAACGGCAGCGGCTACAACAACCAGCTGATGGACGACCAGCGCACCGGCCTGCTCGCCCGCATCCAGACCACCAAGCTCAATCGCCTGCCCAACAATCCCCAGGCTGGCGGCTACGTCGAGCGCTCGCACCAATCCATTTGGATCGCGGGCGCCAAGAAGCTGCCGACCTACATGGGCCGCGACATGGACCGCCAGGCCAAGCAGAAGGTGTTCAAGATTACCCGCGCCGACATCAAGGCGGCCGGAACCTCGCGCCACCTCATGCGCTGGGACGATTTCCTGGCCTGGGCCGAGGAGCAGGTGCGGGGCTACAACAACCGCCCCCATCGCGGCCTGCCCAAGATCACCGATCCGACCACCGGTCGCCGCCGCCACCAGACCCCGCAAGAGGCATGGAACGACGCGGTGGCGCGGGGCTGGACCCCGGCCGTGGTCAGCGCCGCCGAGGCCGCCGACCTGACCCGCCCCTATGAAACCCGCGTGGTTCAGCGCGGCACCGTCTCGGTGCTGGGCCAGACCTATTTCTCGCGCCTGCTGACCGACTGGCACGGCTGCGAGGTGTTGGTGGGCTACGACGTGCACGACGCCAGCAAGGTCTATGTGCGCGACCCCGATGGCCGCCTGATCTGTGAAGCCGGGTTCGAGGCCAACAAGCGCGCCGTGGTGCCGCGCTCCTATCTGGATGCCGCACTGGAACGCCGCCACGACGGCCGCCTCAAGCGGGCGCAGGAACACGTCAAGGAAATCCACGCCGAGCGCGGCACGGTGCTGATCGACGCCACCGCGACGCCGGTGCTGCCCGACAACGTCGCCACCATCCGCGAGCATCTGGTGCTGGAACTGACCGCGACGCCGGTCCCCGCCGCCACCGCCGCCGCCATCCCGGAAACCGCCTCGGCGCGCTACCAGCGCTGGCGTGAACTGGATGCCGCCCTGCGGTCTGGCGGCGACCTGACCGACGACGCCCGCCGCTGGCACCAGCGCTACCAGCTTTCTTACGAGTTCAAGGCCCAGGCCGAGATTTTCGACAGCTTCACGGCCGATTCGGCCACTGCCTGAAATCTTTCAGCCCCCACGGGGCCGCCACAAGACAGGGAAATCTGTGATGTCGATCATACCGCAAATCACCACCGTCGCGCCGCTGACCAACGTGGCCATCATGCAGGAATTGGTCGGCCGCCTGCGCACCCGCAAACCCGATTTGCCCGGTATCGGCTGTTTCTATGGCTTTTCCGGCTACGGCAAGACCATCGCCACCACCTACGCCGTCAACAAGCTGGACGATACGGCGGTCTATGTCGAGGTGCGCAGCACCTGGACCCGTAAGAAATTCGTCGAGGCTCTGTTGCAGGAGCTGACCCCCGGCATCCGCTACGGGTCGCGCCCGACCTACGACCTGATCGAAATCGCCGCCGAGCGGCTGATGGTCGGCCGGATGGTGCTGTTCGTGGACGAAGCCGATTTCGTGGTGGATCGCGGCTACGCCGAAGTCATCCGCGATATCTACGAACTGGCCAAGACCCCCATCGTGCTGATCGGCGAAGAAGACCTGCCGGTCAAGCTGGAGCGCTATGAACGGCTGCACAACCGCATGGCCCGCCCGGCCCCGGCCCAACCGTGCAGCATCGACGACGCCCGTCACCTGACCCGGCTCTATTGCGATCAAGTCAAGGTGGCCGACGACCTGCTGGCCCATCTGGTGGCCGAGGTGAACGGCTGCACCCGCCGTGTTGCCGCCAATCTGGACGACATCCAGGAAGAGGCCCTGAAGAATGGCTGGGAGGATGTGAACCGCAAGCTGTGGGGCGACCGCAAGTTCAACACCGGCTCGGTCACCACCCGCCGGAGGTCGCTGTAATGGTGCGCCGCCTGCCCGCCGATCAGGTGGTAACGGCCAAAGCCGTCACTGGCCAGGACGCCGTGTGGATCGCCGTGCGCGCCCTGTCATCCATCCAGGACAGTTTCGCGGTGGTGCACGTCACCAGCTATCTCGCCGCCGCCCGCCGCCCCCGTCTGGCCGCCGACAAGAAAACCGTGGCGGATTATCTGAAGCGCCTGGCCGCCGCCGGTGTGTTGCAGGTCGGTCTGGATGGCGATTACCGCCTGCCGCTCGACCCAGGGCCGAAGGCGCCGCGCGTGCGCCGCGATGGCAGCGTGGTCGAGATGGGGGCTGGGCGGCGGGCCATCTGGCGCACCATACGTATCCTGGGGCAGTTCACCCTGGACGATCTGGTCAAGCTCGGCTCGACCGAGGATGTGGTGATCAACCGGGTGGACGCCAACCACTTCGTGCGCTGGCTGGTGAAAGCCCAGTACGTGGTGGTGATCGACCGCCCGCGCGACAACCGCATCCCCACCACCTACCGCCTGGTGCCCAGCAAGTCCACCGGCCCGATGCCGCCGCAAATCCAGCGGTCACACCAGCTTTATGATCCCAATCTGCGCAAGGTGGTGTGGGCCGACCTGGGGGAATGCCTGTGAGCGCCCCCGACATCCTGTCGCCGCGCGGGCTTCAAGATGTGCTCGCTCCGCGCGCCGACGATCCCGACTGGTTGGCCGCCTTGCGCGCCGTCGCCGCCGACCACGGCATTGCCGAGGCTGGCCGCCGGGTCGGCATTTCGCGACCGTCCGCCTCGCTGCTGCTCGCTGGCCGTTATCCGGCCAAGCTGGACAAGGTGGCGGCCAAGGTTCGCGCCGCGCTGCTGGATTCCGTCCACTGCCCGGCGCTGGGGCAGGCCATCTCCACCACCCGCTGCCATTCCCAAGCCGCCCGGCCCTTCAGCGCCGCATCTTCACGCGCCGCCGCCCTGTGGCGCGCCTGTCAATCCTGCCCCCACAAGCCCCAGCCCCAGCCGGAAAAGGAAGCCCCCCATGGCCCTTCCCATGCCTGACATCGCCGTGCTGCTTGCCCAGGTGATGGTGTTCGTTGACGAAAGCCGGTCCTTCTGGTCCCGCATTGCCGCCGGTACCGAGGAGGTGGTGGCCGACGATCCCGCCGTGCTGGCCCGCATGCTGGTCCAGCACGATGAGACCCGGGCCGACCTGGAGGCCATCGAGCAGCTGATCGCCACCCGCGAGGACGTGGTGCGCGACGTGTTCCGCTCCCAGGTCGGCGTGTGCGGCGAGATGTCGGCCCTGCTGGTGTCGCTGGCGGCGGATGAAAGCATCGCCCTGCGGCGCGCCCAGATGATGGATATGGCCGCGACCATGCAGTCACTGGGGCGGCAATTGGCCGCCACCGCGCTCAACGTGGACGCCGGGTCGCCCCGCCGCCCGACTGCGCCCCCCAGTTGGACCCCGCGCGTCATCCCCGGCGGCCCCAGCCCGACGGTGAAGGCATGACCGCCCGTCTGCCCTATGACGGCGGCACCGTCTTCGCCTGGGACCATCGCGGCCTGCTGGTGCGCGGCTCGGTGGTGGCGTCCATCGCCCTGACCCAGGGCTCGCGGGCCGTGTTGCGCGACGGCGACGACCGCTACTGGCTGGCCGCCATCCACGGCGACGGGCGTTTCGACCATGTGGTCGCCGGGCCGGTCACCGTCGCCGATGCCCTGACCGCCGCCGAGCAGGTGGTGGCGGGTGTTCACCACGGCTCGGCCGCCTCGGCGTCCATGTCCATGGCAATCGCGGTGGCTGCCACGGTGGCGGGCGCGGGCCTGAAGCCGGAGGTGCAGGCATGACCCGCCTTCGCACCCCCGCCCAGCGCGGTTCAGCAGCCGAGGCCGTCCGCCACCTGCTGACCAATCTGTCCACCAGCCTGGGGCGCTTGGTCACCGACCGGGGCGACCCGGCCGACCATGTGCGGTACCGCACCGCCGAGCGCGCCGCCGAGGAGATCGCCGAGCGCCTGGCCCGGCACGAGGCGGCGCACGGCCCCATCCTCAACCTGGACCGCCTGATGCTGGGCGGCGCCCTGTCCGATCATCCCCGTCCCCGCAAGCGTTAGAGAGATCAGCCCATGAGCACCCCGTCTAACACCATTCCCGGCGCCGAAATCATCAACGGCGTTGCTTATCTCGCCAACCCCAAAGGCACCCTGCGCCGGGTCGAAAGCGTCTCGGCCATGGACTTGGCCGTACACGAGCAAGTCTATCGCATGATCGGCTATGCGCAGGGATTGTCGGCCGAGATCGCCCGCTTCAAGTGCCATTCCTATGCCGACCTCGACGCCCTGGACGCGTTGATGGCGCAAGAATACGGCGTCACCCGCGACCCCACCGCCTTGGGCAACCGGTCCTATACGTCGGCCGACAGCAAATTCCAGGTTCGCATCAAGGTGAACATTCCCCAGGTCGTCGGACCGGAGCTGCAACAGGCCAAAGCCCTGATCGACGAGATCATCCTGGACGAGGGCGCCACCGCCACCCCGGTGATGGCTGCGCTGGTGTCCACCGCCTTCGGCGTCGGCAAACAGGGCAAGGTCGATTTCTCCCGCCTGCGCGAATTGCGCGACCTGGAGGTGCCGGATCGCCGCTGGCCCGAGGTGCGGCGTGCCATCACCGACGGGATGAAGGACGGGGTCTCGAAAAACTACATCACCTTCCACCGGCGTCGCGGCGACGGCAAATGGGAGATGATCCCGCTGGACCTTGCCGCCGCCGATATCACCGACGACGCTTTCGATTATCCCTCCCTGCGGCGCCAGGCCGAGGAATACGGCGCCGCCATGGCCGATTTGTGGGCCGCCCTGGACGCGGTGCACAACAGCGCCTTCCAAAGCACCTATGTGGATGCCGTCGAGGCGGTGCGCGACCTGGTCGATCAGATCAACCTGATCGAGGCCCATACCCGCACCATCGACTATCTGGACCTGGAGAACCTGACCACCGCCGACGCGGTCGGCCTGATCACCGCCACCCTGAACCGTCACATCGACGCGGGCGCCGGTCAGTTGCTGGACAAGTACGTGCAGCAGAACGCC